TTAGCCTCCCATATACTGCGACCGCCCGGCCCCACGTTCCAACGGCAACTGGTATCCAATCAGGCAGAACTGATCCAGCGCGAACAACACGACCGAGTCTAACTGCTCGCCCGCTGCCATCCGCTGCTCCCGGCTCCATGGCGTCGTGTACTCGCCGATTCCCACCAGGTGGCTGCTTTGCGACCGCCCGAATCCCAGTTGCATCGGCAGCTCAATCGACGCCAGGGCCTTGTTGAGATCGCGATCCCCCGTGTACGTGAAGTTTTCGGTCTTCAGCGAATCCAGGCTGGCCGGCGTCCAGTGCGCGTGCGGGAAGTTGATCAGCCGGTTCAACGCGGTATCGTTCACGTCCGGCGGATAGAGCACCTCGAACCGTGCGTCGGGGTGCGCCTGCCGTACGAGTGTCATCACCGCGCTGGTGAATTCCCCGATCAGTTCCGGAAGGAATGCGCATTCGTCGGCAAGACCGCTCGGGTCGGTATTCTGGCTGAGGATCGGCGCCATCGGCCGTCCGTAGCGCGCCTGAAAAGTGGTCGTCGTGTAACTGTCGTAAAAAGGCATCCCCGAAGCGGCCGCGAAGTACCACCACTGTATTTCGCCGAACTGCAAGTACGGCCGCATCCGGGCTGTCGCCATCAAGTCCGCCATCTCGCCGTAGACCGCTTGCCAGAATGCCGTACTTTGGGGACCGAAGTTGGTCTGTAGCGCCGGCGTGTTCAGCCAAACCGGGTCGCCGTTCGGGTAGCGCTGCGCAATGCCCGCCTGCGGAGTGTCGTCTCCATGCTGCAACTCCATGCTGAACGACACCGTCGCCTCAATTCCATAACCCTTCCATGCCTCCAGGAACGCCGCATTCCAATCGCGCGCCGCCCGGTTGAGTTTCACCGGCGCCGCAGTATCCGTCCGCCAGATCCCGTCTACCCCGCCCGCCAGCGTGGTGCCGCTCGCCACCGCCGTGAACGCCGTGCTGTTTGTGTTCGCACTGATTCCCACCGTGTTGCCGTCCAACCCCATCAGCCGCGACGTGATGGTCAGCGCCGCGCCGTCGGCCCGCGCCCACACGCCCGTGGACCCGGCGTTGATCAATAACTCGAAACACTTGGCGATGCTCTCCGCCGTGTCGCCAATCAGGTTGAGATGTACGATCGGCGTCGGTCCCAGGAATACTTGGGTCTGCTTGCCGAATTCGGGTCCGCCTGAAAATGTGATCGTGCCGCTGGCATAATTGTGTCCCTGCCGCTGTAGTTCGTAAAACCACAACGCCCCGGCATAGTGGTTCGCCCGGCCGCAGAATCCCAGCTTCTGCATCAGCCACGCGGTTCGCTCCGCTGCGATTGCCAGCGAGTGGTCCGTATCCCAGTCGGTCGCCAGCGTCATCTGTGCCATCGGGTCGAAGTCCGGCAGCGTGCCGCTCGGGTAGGCGATTTCCAGAAAATCGAAATAGACCAGCGTCCCCGCCGCGCCGGTGTGCGTCACCGTCACTGTATGCTGTGCCTGGCCGGACACCGCTGCGATCGGCATGCGCACCAGTACATCTTCCGCCGCTTTCTCTAAATTCAGCGTCAGCGGCGTGCCTCCATCCACCTGCACCGCAACCTGCCCGCCGTTGTCCACCAGGCGCGTCCCCAGATACAGCCAGTGATCGCCATTCGCCGAGTACGTGCAACTCACCTGCGCGCCCGGCGTATCCGTCCACCGGATGGACCCGCCCGAGTAATTCCCCCGAGCCTCCGTCCAATTTCCTGCGTACACGACCGCCGAGTCATCCTCGATGCGACGGCTCCCCGTTCCTGCAACGGAGTATTGCAGCTTCGTCCCGCTCACGCTCCAGTTCGTCACCGCAACCGCGAATTCGCTGCGTGCGAAGTTGCCGCTCTGCAAGTCCGCCGCCCATGTCCAGCGCATCTTCCGCACGCCCGTGGTCGGCACCGTCGCCCCCGTAGTATCGCGCAGCGCCGAAAAATCGAGTTGCACCCTCCAGCCTGCCGGGGATACCCCACCCGCAAACTGCGCCGCGGCAGGCGCCCACGATTCCGTCTCCGCTCCGTGCACCGTTCCGTATACGCCGATCCGGTTGCCGTTCGCTCCCGGGGCGCCATGCCACGTCAACACGATCTGCGCCCCGCTGGCCGTGGCGCTCACCGCTCCCGTCGCTTGATTCGCTGTGATCGCCACCGCCAGCGCACCGATGGCGCTCTCCAGCGTGTCGCTGCCCGTCAGACGGTAATTGAAGTGCTGATCCAGCCAGGCCAGTTCGATGTAATCGCCCACCGTCGGCGTTCCTGCCAACTCGAACGCCACCGTCGCGTCCGCATACCCGCCCACCGCGGTCGCATAGTTACTCAACGGAACCCTGTACAGCGTCTCCGTCCCGCCGGACTCCGCCCAGACTCTCAGATACGGCCAATCGACCGTCGGATAGAGCGCCGAATCCATCGGAATACAATTCGTGCGCACTTCCTGGCAGCTGAGTTGCACGCCGCTCAAATCACCATCCGGCAGGTTGCGCAGCGCCGGGTATTCGAAGACATTGTCCCGGTTCCACTCGATCACCACCCAATCGGACTGTTGCCGCCAGCATCCCGAAACCGTGAACCCGTTTGCCGACGCGCCGCTCAGCGCCGCCACCGCCGATGGCCGTTCAAAGTAGCACTGCAGGTCGCGGTCCGGACGTAGTTTGGTAAGTTGTTCCACCATTAGAGTCGAATCAGCACCGTCAGGTTCGCGCCCGGATATGTCTGTCCCACCGCCAGCACCGCCAGCGTCAGCTTCGCGCCAGAGGCCAGCGGTCCCGTAGCCTTCCCATCGACGGCTGCCGATGTGCTCATGCCCGCGGGAATCGATAGCGTGCAGAATGGCACCCCATCCACGTCCACCCGTAGGCTCACCACCGCATCCGCCACACTCCCCAGCACCGCGAAGACATCCCGCACCGAGTGTCCTGCCTCCACCACCAAAGCCGGAGCCACCGACGCTTCCACCGCCAGGTACCCGTCCACCTGAATCGAGTACTGGCCGCCCGAAAGCGTCCGCAGTCCCCGGTCCACCGCGCTCGTCAGGCAGATGCTCCTCACCGGACTGTTGCCGCGGGTGTTGGTGACGAACAGCTCCGCGCTCGCCACCCGCACGTCCGGCAGCGTCACTGTCTGGCTCCAGCTCCCGCTGTAAGGACTCCCGAAAAAGTTCGCCGGGAATGCCGCGATCGCCGTCTTCACCTTCAGTGCGTACACCCGCGCCGCCGCCTGAATCGTCCCCGCCGCATTCCCACTCGCCAGACACGTCACCGCCGACTGCACCGCCGCTCGCGGCGTCAGCGTCACGTGATTCGCGCTCGCCGTCGCCGTCGCATTCACATCCGCCGCCGCCGCGATCAGCGCCGCCAGCGCCGTCGCGATATCGCCGCTCCCGTCCCCCGCCAGTTGCGCATGAGTATATGTGGCCGCTCCAATCGTAATCGTGTGGGCGTACCCCGTGCCGTAAGAATTGTAGAACCCGAACGTCACCGAGCTGGCCGACGCCGCATGCGCCGCCGCCGTCGATCCATGCGCCCCGCGCGTCACCTGGTACCGCGTGCCGCTCAACTGCACCGCCGTGATCAGCATCACTTCGGCGCCCACCTGGCAATAATCCCCGGCTGCCGCCGCGCCCGCGGACGTCAAATCCATCTGCGTCGCCGCCGCCGTCGCATCCGCCGCCAGCCCCAGCGTCGGTAACCCGCTCAGCTCGTCCCAGTAGTGCATCGTCAACGTGGCCGACGAAACTGTGCTCGTGTTCGTCAGGTCGGTAAACGACACCCCGCTCAGTTCCACCGCGCCGCCGCCCTGCCCGGCTCCCAGCCCGAAGTACGGCTCCGGCGGAACATCCACGTCGCTCCCGCCGCTGCCGCCAATCTGCCACCGCGTCACCGTCGATAGCTCGGCGGCGCACTCCAGGTCGTTGACGTTGGCCGCGCGGCCGCACACCTGCACCGTCTCGCCGCCGCGGTTCGGCACCGCGAACTGCACCGGGCTGCTCGTTGCCAGTGCGCCGAACTGCCACCCGGTCTCGGCCACCACGAAGAAACTGCTCGCATCCGGAATCACCGTCCATCCCGGCGATATCGTCAGCTCCGTAGCCGTATTGGCCGTGATCGCTCGCTCCTGCCCCGCACCCTGCCCCCTGGTAATCCGTGCGATCATGCCGAGGTACCGGTTTGCCGTCATGTGCAATCCGTCGTTTCCCACACTCGACGCGCCGTGTTTCGTAACGGCGTTCTCCGATTGCAGTTCCATACGCCAGTAGAAATTCGCATGGTCGAAGTTGGCATCCGGCGGGGCGATCAACTGCTTGTTGAATCCGGTGTCCGTGAACTGCGCCGCAATCGCCTGGTTCGATGCGATCCGGAACAGTTGTGCCGGTGTGCTCCCGCGATATGCGTGGAAGCCCGCCGTCCCTGGAGAAAAGCTCAGGCCACCAATCGTCACCCTGCTCCCGTCGCTCAGTGTCACCGCCCGGACGATGAACGAATGCTGGCTCTCATTCCCCGATCCGTCCACGCCGGACACCGCGTAGTAAAGCGTCTGGCCGCCGGCCAGCGATCCGCCCGGCCCCAGCGTCGCCGCCAGATTCAGCAGCGGGATTCCCGGCCCGCCCACTGCGGCGACGGCTGGCGCCACGAACCCAACCCGAAGGTTCGTCTGCACCGAGCCATCGCCCGCCGTGGTCGCCGTCTCCTCGACTCCGAACTGAATGTTGCCCTCGGCATCCAGAACATTGCCGAGCAGCGGATCGGGAACGCCAATGCCGGTACTCCCCTGCCGTCGGCCGCCGCTTGCCGACGTTACCTGCCCGTTGCTGTCGGCGTACCACGAATCGTCATGGATCTGCGCCGTGATGGTGGAAGTCCGGTGGTTCGCCCCCGGCGCGATCTTCAATACCCGGAATACCTGGCGGTTGAACCCTTCCTTGAGATACGTGACGGTGATCAGGTCTCCCGGTCGGATCCCGAATGACCTCACGCTCGTCGCGAACTCTACGTACGTGTTGCCGCGCACCGAGCGATCCAGGTTCAGCTTCAACATCCTCGCCGCCTGGTCGAAGTTCGGGATTCCCAGCGCCGCCAGAGTCTGCGTCACTTCCTGCCCGCAGCGCGACACGTCGTCGGCGTCCACCAGCGAAAAACTGTCTTGTTGGTATTCGTTCAGCGAATCCTGAAATTCCACCGCGAACAGGTTCGGTGTGTCCGCGATGCTGCGCGTGTACACCCGAAAACTCGGCTCGCCGGAGGGCTTCCGCATGAGGCCCGAAAGCCCGTTGGTCCCATCGCCGAATTCGTAGCTCGGCCACCCGCCCTCCAGCGGCTCCGCGCTGTTGCTCCACGCCGGCTTTGCCGGCATCTCCAGCGCCAGCGAGTTCTCCACCCGCAATTGCAGCGTACCGTTCACTCCATACGTCAACATCAGCCTCGAGGAGTTGCGAATTCCCCGCACCAGGTCGCCGGCGGCCCGCCGCGTTGCCAGCACAAGGTTGCACTGGAATCGCGGCAGCTGAATCGCATTCCCATAAAGATCCAGAGCTGCAATCTCTTCGTCGCAATACGCCGCCGCCGCCGCGAAGCTCGCCACGTCGATTTCCGTCAGGCTCCAACCCGCCCGCCGCAGGATGTCCAGTAGCACCCACGCCGTGTTGCTCGTAAACTGCTCCCCGGTGTAGCTCCCGTCCGCGCCGTATACCGGCAGTTTCAGCCCCTGCACGAGTACCGTCACTTTGGGGAGCGTCGTTCCGTTGCTGATCCGGTTCGGCACTACCACCGAAAGGTACGCCATGCTGCCGTATGGATCTCCCGCCGGCTGTCCGCTGCCATCCAGGAAATTGAGGTCGAATGCGCCGGTTCGCGTGCCCAGCGTCGGAATGTTATACCAGCCCGTTCCCGTCATGTTGGTCCCGGATACTCCCGCCGGAATCTCCACGTCGTTCACCAGAACCGTCAATACCCCTTGAATCTCGCCCAGCCCCAGCAGCACCTCCATGCGCGTCAGATTTCCGTCGTTGCGTCCGAACACCACCGGCGGCGTATACCACGCCGTGCCGTAAATCATCGGTACGAAGTCGTTGTATCGGGCTGCGTTCACTGAGACCGCCGACGTCTGTGAACTCTTGGCGCCGTAGGCCCTCACCGAAATCGCCGCCGGCACGAACTCGATGCCCCCGAAGTTGCCGAACATCCCCCGCGCCTGGCAGTCCGTCCGTGTATAACTGCACCCGGTGAACGCGGCGCTGCCGTCCACCGTCCCCGTTCCCCCCGTCGCCCCGGGTGAGTAGCCGCAGCGGTAATACCGCGAGTATTTCCCGCTCGCGCCGCCATCCACTGCCTCCGTGCGCTGCCCCTCGTCGCCCGGAAACTCCCACGGGCACCGCCGCTGGATCCGCACCTGCGGCATCAACAACCGCTGCAGGTTCATCCGGTTCGTCGCCGTGATGCGGAACGTGGCTTCCAGAATCTCGTCCGGCGGGTTGCAGATCCCCTGGAAGATCACCCATCGGTCCGTCAGGGGCGCGGCGTTCCGTAAATCGTAAAACACCAGCCCGGCCGTCAACCGCGCACCCTTCCACCCGGTCGCGCGTTCGATCTCCGAACAGTGCGAATCCGCGTTCCCTAGCATCAGCGAGATCTTCGGCACGCCGTCCGCCCCTTGATCGCTCGATGCCTGCAGCTCGAACACATTGTGCCCCAGCACTCTCGCGCTGTAGGCTACTCCTCCCACCGACACCGCGTGCGTGCTCCAGTGTTCTCTCGTTCCATCGGAGAGTACGCAGTCGAACAGCAGCAGCGGCGTGTCCGTGACGGCTTGCTCCTTGAGCTCAAAGATGGTTTGCATGAATGATCTTTACCGTGCAGGAATTGCGGTTCACACTGGTAGTGGTAATCGTCAGCGCATCGTCGCCCAGGTGCGCGCCTTCGTAGACTCCGCCGCGCGTGCTGGCCTTGTATCCCGACGCCGCGGTCTGCGCCTCCACCTGTAGGCCGTACACTTCCACTGTATCGCCCGCCCCGATCTCCACCCCGAATCGCACCGACGTGGCTTGTGCATCTCCGCTGGATGTCCAGGCGAGCCGCGTCCAGTCGCTGGTCACCGCCCGCCCCGCGCCCTGGCTGCCAACCGTCAGCCGCACGCTCGTCGCCGTCGCCGCCCGCACGTAGGCGCTCAAGCAGTACTGGTATCCGCCGGGCGCCGCCAGCGTCTGTCCGGCCGATTGTGCTGCTCCCCCGCCGTTGCTCAACCGCCACGCCCTCGTGCCCCCCCGCGGATCGGCGACACTCCCGGTCAGGCTCAGTAGCGGATCCTTCTGCCAGGCCCCTTGGTCAAGCTGATCGCTCCAGGCCAGCAGATTGCCCGCCGGATCCAGAAACGTGAAACCGTTCAGCGTGCCCTCTGCCGCTATGAAAAACGCCCGCAGCGCCGCCGCTTCCTCATCGCTCAGATCCGTGTAGGTCAGCACCCATTCCGTAACCTGTGAGGCCGGGTCCGCCAGCTTCATCGTGCTGCCGTCGACGGCTTGATTCACCACCGTCCGCGCCCGCCGCGTTTTCCGCACCGGGAATTGGCTCAGCGCCCCGCTTTCGAGTTGTGGATAGGCTGCCATGGCGTTTCAGATATTCCGCACCACGGTGAGCTTCGTGCCCCCCCGCATTTCCGCCACGGTCGCCAAAGCCACCTCGTCGGCCGCCAGGCTGCAGTTGTCGTACACGTGCCCGTCCCATGGGTCTGTGAAGGAGAAACTGCCGAACGCTCCCTGACTGGCCAGGAAAAACTCCTCGATTGCCGCCAGTTCCCCCTCGTCCAGTTCGCTCAACTGAATCTCCCATTCCATCCGCGCCCCCGCCGAATCGCGATAACGCTGGTCGCTGCCATCCACGAAGCGCACCGTCTGATTCTGGAACTGCTCGCGCCGCGCCACCGGATACTGCGCGATTGCATTCGTCTTCAACTGAGGAAAGGTTGCCATATCAAAGGTCGTTCACTACGTCGTTGATCGCGTTCAGATTGAGCATCGCGTCCCGCACTGCCAGCGCAATGTCGTTGCTCCGGTCCATGAAAGAGCGCGCATCCATCGCCTGCACGTTCACCGTGATCTGCGATGCCGCGCCATTCGCCGTGCCGCCGCTTGCCTCCGCCGGCGCATAGCTCCGCGGCGTTCCCATCTGGCTGTAATCGAGGCCGGTCATCTGCCCTTGGCTCTCCGCTGCCTGGAAATCGACCGCCGCCGGCAGTGCGTATTTCACCAGCGGCGCCGGAGCCGCCGGAGACCCTCCGCTAAATAAACTCACCAGCCCGCTGATTAAGGGTGCCAGCCCGAACCCGCTCTCGATCACCGTTTTCGCCACCGAACCCAGCGTGCTCCCGCTGTCACTCGATGTTGCGGTCGTCGTAGTCTGCGTCTTGGTCGTAGCCGCCGGCGCCGGGATACTGCTCCGCAGTTCGTCAACCTGTGCAATTACACCTGCCAGCATCGCGGTCGCATCCCCAAGGGCCGCCGTCTGCTGCCCCGACACCGCCAGAAACGTCTGATAAACCTCGTCTTGTGTTCCGCTCGCCATCTTCATCTCCCTTGGTAGGATAGGCCTCCGGCCTGTCCATCCGAGCGAAGCTCGGACTCTCTCTGCGCTTATCTCCGCGCCCCTGCGTCTCTGCGGTGATTAGACCCTTCCGCCTTCGTTTCCGCCGCCCACGCCTGCTCCAGAATCAGGAATCCCTCCACTTGTCGCGCGCTCAACTCCCCGAAGTTCATCCCGCCGAGCTGTCGCCGCACCAGGAAGTCCTCCACCAGCCCTTCGCTCTCCGCCGTGATGTAGCTCTTGGGGCAGCTCTCCGTCGCCACCGTCTTCCGCGCCCACACGGGCGCCATTCTGCCGTCGTGTCGCGCTCCCAGCCACCCGCACCGCCGCCGCGCTTCCAGGCCGCTCCTCCGGCACGCGTCGCACTCCCAACCGGCCTGGTTGGAAAACTGAAAATGGAAGGCGACTAGGAGTTTTTTCTTTCTTCCTCGCTCAGCCCTGTCTCTCGGCGGACCGCCGCCAGGGCCTCCCGGAATAACTCCTCGGGTCCGGCCTCCGCCAGCAGTTCCGGGCCCGCCATGGTTCCATCGATCGCCAGGCCGGAAACCGCTTTCACGCCCCACGTCACATAGAGCCGTTCGATTTCAGCCTGCAGCAGTCCCGCGTCCATTTTGTCCCCCGCCTCTCCGCTGGCCGCCAGAAACTCCGTCCGCCGCGCCAGTTCCCGCACCCGCCGCATCAGTTCCACCCGCCGCCCGAAGGACATCCTCGCGATCGTAAACGTTACCCCCGCTACCGTTTGCGATTCCACCACCGCTTCGCTGGCGTAGCTTCCCCCAGCCATCGCCTCCCCGGCCTTTCCCTTATCCGAACGCCACGGTAATTTCATCGTCCACGGTCCCTTGTGCCCGCGATGCCCGGAAACGCCACTGCAGCCGGTTCAGCCCATCGTCGAACTCCGGCACTTCCGGCACCACGCTCTTCAGATACACGCCCATCAACTGCCCGTCCGTCTCCCCCAGTTGGAACATCACGCTGATCGGCGATTGCTGCCGCGCCGCCTGGTACAGTTCCTTGGTGGCATCGTCGTCTCGCGCATAAAGGTCGAAAGCCGCCGTCACCGTGCGCTCTCCCGGTGAAATCGCCCGCACCCCGGAACACGCCCCGCTCAATCCGAACTCCCGGTCCCGCGTGTCCAGTGCGTTCTTCAATGTGATCGTCCCTGCCGTGATCGTGCAGAACCGCGATGGCCCCGTCCCCAGCCACGCCTGCCCCATGTTCCCGGGCACGATCGAGTAGTCGAACCCCGCCACCGCCGGTTCCACTGGAAAACTCTCCAATTGCGACGCGCCGGCTTCGAAGCTCGCGCTGTCCACCAGGTCCTTCGCCACTCCCTTGAAGTGGAATTGGTGGTAATCCCCGTCCACCACGATGTCCATCTGGTCCACTCCCGCTCCGCTAAGCAGCCGCTGCACCGCCGTCGCCGGACTCCAGTAGTCGAAGATGCTCACGCTCGGCAACTGCGTCGCTAATGTGTACGTCACCGCCGCCGTCACCGCCGCCCCCGCCGCCGGCAACACCGTGAACGGCGCATTCAGTTGTACCGTCTGCGCGTCCACAATCGCCGCCACGAACCGGATCTCGCCCCCGAAGCACACCGCCTGCCCCGCCGCCAGCCCGTGCGGCCCCCCGAATCCCAGCCGCCCCGCCGCCGTGCACGACGCCGCCGTCCCTCCTCCGAACTTCACCGGACTGCCGCCCAGCGCCGCCTGAAACAGCGCACCGTATCCCGGCCCTGCCGTAGTTTTGTCCCAACTCGTCAGGTACGTCTCCAAATCGAAATCCGTGCGCCGCCTCACTCCGGCCGGCACGCCCGCGAACGTCCGGCTCCCCGTCTTGTCGCGCCGCGTTCCTGTCGCCACCTGTTGTTGGATCCCGAGCTTGACCGCCGGAATCCGATTCGTGGCTGTGATCGAGCCCACACTCCCGTATGCGCTCTCTAGCGCCGTGTAGAATCGATTCGCGCTGGACGAAATATATGTAGACATGCTAGTTCCTGTTCACTCCGATCTCGAAAGTGACTTTTGCCACCTGTATGAAATTCTTCCCACCCTGCTTCACCGGGCCAAATGCCACTTCGTATCCGCCGGCGTAGTACATCCCGTCGCCCCAATCGCCCCGGTTCCCATCCAGCATCTGCATCGTCGCGTCCACATAGACCTCAAGACTGTCCTCAATCCCGTCCAGCCGGTCCTGTGAGTGCTGTAACTCGATCGCCATCTGCACCTGCCCCGAGAACGTCTGGAACTTCTCCTTCAGGTTGTTCACGATCTTTTCGCAGTACACGTTCACCGCCGGGTACTTCACCCCTTGCGCACGCTCCGCCAATGCGCCCGCCGCGTTCTGCGCCCGCACCTGTGAAGCGGCCACCAGACCCGCAAAATCCGGTCCCCCTTGTGTCAGCGCTCCAACCCCCGCATTCACGCCCTTCGGCCCCGTGATCCGCTGCACTACCTTGACCGTTGCCGCGCTTCCCAGTTTGCTTGTCATCAGCCCCTCTGTATCATCCGCGGCACCGGCAGCCGGTAAGTCGGCATCTGTCCGTTGCCTGCCGGCCGTCCCGTTGAGGGCATTGTGTCCGGTTGCACCCACGTCTGCCCCGGCGCCAGAATCGGCGAGTTTTGCATCGTCATCCCCGTCGGGCTTGTCCCGCAGTACACGTTCCATCCCTTGACCTTCGCCGGCGCGGTCGTCTGCACCGCCAGCGAACTGCCCGACACCTGGATCATCGCCGGTGCCGAACTCGCCCCCTCTTCACCCGCCACGTTGGTCCACGCGGCCGCCACGTAATACGTGCCGTCCGCCAGCCCGCCCGCCGTCGCCTGTACCACCGGCGTTGCCGCCTGTTCCATCGGGTCCGTGACCATCCCCAGGCCGCCCTGGATCACTTGGTTGTACGCCCACTTCACCTTTTCGTGGTATTCGTCCCGCCTCCCCGCGTACCGGTCGTTCAGTTGACTGTTGTATGCGTCTCCGTACACCATTTCCAGCGTCCGGAAAATGTGCCAGAGCTTGAGCGGGGGCGTCATCACCACCTGCTGGATCGCCGGCGGCGTATTCAGCCCGCCTGGCAGTCCCGCCACCTCGTAGATCGCCATCGGTGTCTTCAGCTGGTACAGCAACGCCGAAACCTCTATGCGGAGTTCCTCATGTGCCAGAGCCAGCTTCCGCGTGACGTCGATGCCCTCCACCGTGGCCACATTCAGGATCTGCGAGTCGTGTCCCCGTAGATCTTCCATGCCCGTAACCGCGCCGTCCGTGAACAGTGCCATCGTGTGCCGCCTACTCCTTGGAGCCCCGCGCCTCGCTCCGCAGCCGGTCCAGCTCCGTGGTGGATAACACCGTCAACTGAAGCCTCGCCGCCACCGCCGCCCGCTCCGCCGTTCGCTGCGCCTCTGCCAGTAGCTCGCGATGCGCCTTCGCCTCGTCCTTCGTCGCCAGCCGGACATGACCCTCCACCAGCAGCTTGGCAGCCAGCCGGCGCGGTACCTCCGTCTTCCTCCCGCTCTTGCCCCCGTCCGCCGTCTCCACGCTCACCACGAGCGCAAACTCATCCGCGATCTTCGCTTCCATCTCGCGAATCTTCTGGTAATACATCTGTAGATCCATGTGCCTTCCTTTCCTTTTCCTGTGGCATAAGGCTCCTGCCTTGTCCTCGGTGGGGCGGACGCCCTCGTCCGCGCGCGACCCCCTGGTCGCGCTCTTGCACATCTTGAGCAGTCCGCCCCTCTGCCGTCACCACCCTAGGTGTTCACCTGCACGCCCGACGAGTTCCGCAGCACCGCGCAGCCGTACAGCACGTCTACCGTGAACTGTTGCGCCAGCGTGATGGCAGAGTGCATCATTCCCACCCCGGAGAATCGCACCAGCGGCTTCCACATGCGTTTCTGGAACTAGAGACCTTGCCGCCACCTTTCGGGCAGAAGGCATGAGGCATCATTTCCGGGTGTTCACTTCGCAAACAAGGACTCGTCTGGAAACAAACCACTGTACGCAGTGCAATAACAGGAAAACGAAAAAGACGTTTGCGGCGAAAGCGAAGTGCAACACGAAAGCGCCCATGATCGAGTTCAGAGGCAAACTACTGCTATGCTCCAGTGTATTGAACGCCCATGGAAGCTCCCAAAAGAACAAAGCACCAAAAGCGAAGAACATTGCGGCGATAAGCTGCCGAACATTCGTTATCCGGGCCTCAAACCGAATCCCAGAACTCGACGGCGAATTACTCCGGTGATTCGAGATGGGGAAGCGTCTAACGATAGAGGCCGCTGAGAACAGCGTGTAAAGGCTGACTAAAGAAAGCAGAAACCAATACAGCCTGTAAAGAATTGACAGTTGAGACCAGATGGACCAGATGGCGAAAGATTCGTACACCAGTGTTTTGACACCGATTAGTTTCAAACAGTTCCCGAAATCCATGCTCCATTTGTTTTGCCATCTCCCTTACTACACCGAAAGGAAACACCATAAAGTCTCTACGAGGCCATTTACTTTCAATAACTTAAAGCGTGAGCTATTTGATACGCCAACGTGTTGGCTTGGAAGGGGTGAATCGTTGGAGGTTTGGGCGATGCGCTGTGGAGCCTGGGTACGCCAGTGGGCCGAATTCGCTCTTGCGGCTCTTGCGACATGAGGCGATTGCTCAACAGCCGAACGCCCATTTCTAAGCGACGCCGTTTGGGGTCAGCCCGTCACATAGTTGGAACCGACGTGAACGTGCCGAACGGACTGAACCGCAATCCCAATCCTGCGATTCCACCGCTAGTTTGAAACTTCACAATGCCCCGCCTTCCCGCCGTCAGCGCAAGTTGAGTCGGCAGAACAAACGCAGTGTGGCCGTTCCCTGCAATCGTGAGGTTCTGTGTGCCAAGCTGATTGCCGCTATCGTCCCACATCGTCGCTACGACGCTTGCCGAAGAAGCCGACAGGTTCGCCAGGGCCACGCCCATCACAAAACCAGCCGTGTTGTCGTAAGGAAGCGTGACGGTGGATGGGAACTGGCTCTGGAGCGGGACCGTGCCCTCTGAAGGTGAACCCGTCTGCGGAGTTTGACGAAAGATCGCATAACCACCGAGAGATCCTATGCTGAGTACATCGGCCCATCCGACAGACAGCGACGGCAGTTGATCCCCCATCGAGATGAGCAACGTCGCATTCGGGTTTATGGTGGCGCTCACGGATGAAGTAGTGGTCGTTTGCGAAATGCCTTGCTGTGTGGTCGTGACTGGCAAGCTCAAGGCGCTGCCGTCGTCTCTATGAAGGGAAACTGTTACCGGGACTGCGGTTGATGACGTGTTGACGAGGGTAGCCACGGTGGTCCAACCGCCGCCAGCAGCGATGTGGGAGACTACGCCGGATCGACTTGGCCCCGGCGCAGTGTTCGTACTGATTCCGGTGATCGTGATGGGCTTGCCAACGTCTCCCCACACTGACGAGATTGCAGTCCCTCCAATACCTGCCGCATATTCATCACTGCCGGGTCCGAAATCAATGCCAATAGCCATGTGTAGCTGGCTCTGGAAATCTATGGTGCTCGTCAGTGGCCCACCGGAAACCTGCATCTCGATCAAACCATCTATAGTCCCGTTGATAATTGAAGTGAAGTCCGTCCGATTTGTAGGGGCGTATGCGTTCGGGTTGGACGGGCTTTCCCAAATACCACTGACCGGAGAAGTAGTGGTGGAAGTACCCAGAAGTGTGCTGCCGTTGTAAAGCCTGAACGTCAACTGCGTTGTTGGGGAGAGGGTCGGAACCGAAACGCCCCCACCTTTTCTAAAGTCTATTTCAAGGTTATTTGGCGTGAATGTTCTGCCGAAGAAAAGTGTTTCGACAAACGGAGGGTGCACCGTAAAACGGACTTGCACAATCGTGCCGGAGTTCAATATCGTCCCAATCTGTGCCTGAACGATATTGGAGAACCCAAACAGCGCACCAAGAAGGCCCATCGCACGGACGCTCCGCAGTACCGTGGTACGGTGCGACTTCAACACAATCCCCGCAGCAACACGAGCAAGCGACATAACGCCTCCAGAATCGCTTCGCATGTTAACACACAACGCACTCTGTAGCAGGATCAGCCCGAACAGTGCCCGAACAGTGCGTAGAATATGTGTGTGCGTGATGGATCAGCGTCCTCCTGAAGACGGCAAAGGGCCACTGGTTTCCCGGGCCGGGACGGTTCCTTGGCGTTTCCAGGGGCGGTGGTTGCACTATCGGTGGCTTCGTGGTGGAAGCGGCGGGTGGCAAGCCGTTTAATTTCAATAGCGCATGCCGTGAGCTATTTGGCAGTCCAACGTGTTCGGCTGGTAGCTCATCACCACTCGCATCCCGAAGTTGCCCAGTTCCGCGTACTCCGCGATCGCGCCCGTCCCCGGCAGCGGCTGCGGCAGCCGCCGCACCACCAGTCCGACGGCGTCCTTCGTGAACGCCATATTGTGCGTCGTCACCGGGCTGCTCCCCGTCTTCTGCACGAACTGCGACCGGAATACGAAGAAGTCCTTGATCTTCCCCACGCTGCCGTAAATCAACGACCGCAGTCCGGCGTCGCCCGCCGTCTGGAATTCGCTGAACCGCGGTATCTGCCGCCACGCCGAGTACGTAGCCGCGTCCACCACCATGTACTTCTGATCGCTCGGCGGCACCTTCGACAGGAACATCGCCGTTTCCGCTGCGTCGATGACCGCTTCCGTGATCGGCGTCCCCGGCGTCCCCACTGAAGTGTTCGCCGTAAACCCCGCGTATAGCCCCAGCAGGTCGCTTTCGATCCTCTGTGCGATCGCCGCCACCGCCGGCTCCATGTAGATCTTCAGCAGATCCGGCACCGCCAGCACCTTGGTCACATCCGGAATCTGGAAGGTCGCTTCCGCATGCGTGTTCAGCACGATCTGCGCGTTCCCCAGGCTCGGATTCTGCGTTTGTACCGTTCCGCCTTCCGCGATGTTGTTGGCCACCATCGTCGGCGGAATCGGTATGTTTACCGTGTCGCCGGCTTGCGCCAGCACCGGCTCGTAATCGCGATTCACCAGGTTCCCCATTACCAGGTTCCCGATCAGTACCGGCAATGCGTCTACCGCCACCAGCTTGACAATCGCGTTCGCGACGTTACTCGAAGTAATTGCTGCCATTCGTTCTCTCCCTCAAAAGATCGTTCCCTACAATTCACAGCCCCTTCAGGGTCTGCGACGCCACGCGCACGATTTCCTCTCGTACCCGCTGCATTTCCTCGGCGCTCATCCCCGGACGTATCCGCTCCAGGTCCACCGTCTCCCGGCCGGACGCCGGAGCTTTCGGGGCGGCCGTCATCCCCGTGCCCCCGGCAATCCGCGCCGGGAGAAACTCCGGATTCTCGTTCACGAAAGCGGTCAGGTATTCCTTCAACGGCGTTTCGCCGGCCTCGGTGCGGGCTACTAACCGCCCGTCCTCGGTCCGCACGATCCCGTCCTGTACCGCTCTGAACGCAAGATCGATCTTGCCTACTCCCAAACGCTGCAGTTCGGCGCGCACCGTCGAGCTCCGCTCCGCTTCCGCCGCCAGCTTGCGGCTGCGCTTGTTCTCTTCCGCCAGTTCGTTCAACCGGCGCTCCAGTTGCTCCCGCCGCCTCCGCTCCTCCTGTAACTCTGCCTTGTGCGCCGGCTCCGTTTTCGCCTGCTCGTTGTTCACAAATTCCTGTACCGCCTGCCGCACAATCGCCTGTATGTCGATGCCTTCCATATACCTCCTGATCCATCTGCTTGCAGCCCTTCCAGGCCGCGTGCCCTCTGGGCGGCCCCCATTCTTGCCTGTCCCGTTCGCCCTCCCAATGTCTTCTCTGCGCTTCCTCTGCGTTCTCTGCGCCTCTGCGTTGAAAAGGACTCCCTACCCCAAGTCGATCTCGTCCGCCACCCGGTTCTTGATCTCCTGCCGCGCGTCGCACAGGTACTTGAACGCCAGCTTCTTGAACACCTGCTTCTTCAACGTCTCCGATGCGATCCCTAGATCCAGCAGCTTCTTCGCGTCGTCCAGATCGCTGCCGAAATCGCCGATGTCGAATTCGTCTATCCCCGATACGTCGATCGTTACCTCGTCCTGCCGCGCCTCCGCAATTGCCCACAGCACCTGCTTCATCGCGTCCTTCACCATCGCCCCGTACGCCCGCAATACCTCCTGCGTCACGGCTGAGTCGATCTGTTTGCTCAGTCCGGACGCCGCGATGAATCCGCCTTTTGCTTGCTCAGCTTGGTTCAGCAGGTAACAAACGCGGTAGATTTCGTCCTTTAGCCGGACCAGGTTGTCCGCTGCGATCTGATAGACCTTGCCCTCCGGCTCCGTCCACCCGAATCGGTCGTCTTTCCCGAGTTGGATGAAGTAACTCTCCCCTACCACCTGGTTCCATTCTTTGTCCGAATAAATCACCGGACTCGCGAATAGTCCCATCGTCAAAGCCCACGAAAGCGCGTTGGACTTGTTGAAGTGCTCCAATTGCAGGAGTCCGGCCTTATTCATCAGCCACAACCCCTCGGACACTTTCATCTCGAATACCGGAACCCGCCGCTGCGCGGCTAACCCGTGACGCCCCGTATCCGCTAACTCGATCGCCTGTGCCTCGCCCGTCTTGCGGAACACTTGGTAGTTCTCGCGGTCGTAGTAAATCCACCGCGTTTCCTTCTCCCACTTCGCGTCGGTTACTTTCGATTGCTGCAGGCACGACGTGCGGATTACTACCCAGTCCAGTCCGCCCGTCTCGTCGTAGTTCCAGTTGATGACTTCATCCGCCGCGTATTCTGTGAGGTAAGCCCGCGATCTCCCGCTCGCGTCTTCTTCCGCCCGCGTCCGCGCCACCCCGCCCGTCTTCGGGAAGTCCACCACCACGAAACTGCTCCCGCACACCATCACCTGCACGAAACGTTGCCGGAAGAACTCGTGCAGGCTCGTCCCTTTCAGGTCGCAGTCCACCGATAGCAGGTTATAGAAGCCCTTCGCCCCCGCATCGCTTCCCTCAAACTCCAACATCGGTTCCCGCCGCATCAACGTCGCCGCGTACCAGTCCACAATCGACCCTACGTAGTTCTCGTAGAACACTCGCCGCAGCCGTTCCTCGTAAACCTGTCCCGGCTCCTTTTGACGCCGTACCAGGTACTCGCACGCGTTCAACCGCAGTTGTTCCCCGCCCGCGTACAGGTCCTTGTATTGCTTCCACATCGCCTTCCGCGCGATGTAATCCGGATGCTCCCGGTTGATGTTTTCCATGCTTTTCACCCGTTAATTGCTTAGCAGGGGCTGGCACCGCTCCCCGATCTTCAGCCCTCCGCGGCACTCCTGCCACAGCACGTAGCCCAATGCGTCCGACAGATGCGTCCGCATCCGGTCCCGGTCTTTATCGATCAGACTGGTGTCCTCCTTGAAGCACACCTCTTCCAGGTCCTTGATCAGTTCCTTGCACCCCGGGTCCACCAGCAACCCGATCTTCCCGGCGGCGGATTGCAGTTGCCGGTTCGTCAGGTTGATTCGCTCCCGCACGTTCGGATTCGCTTTCGGTACCCGGTAGCTCACCACTATGCTCGAATGCGCCGCGAAATGCTCGCGGACCATGTCGAAATCCGTCGCGCCCGTTGTCTGCTGCTGGTTCCCCGATGCGTCCCCGTAGACCACTACCCCTGCATCGTGTCTCGGAAAGCGTTTCAGGAATTCCTCGCATGCCTGCTTCGTCGTGCTGTGCCGGATCACGATCTCTCCCACCACCTGCACAACCCCGCCAGCCCGCTGCAGGATCAACGAGCTCATAGGATCCACGTTGAAATCCAACGCCCAGCTCAATGGTTCGCGCAAGTTCACCGCCAGTTCCCGTACGTGCGTGCTCCGGTCGAATGCCGAGTAAACCCGGCCTCCGTCCATACTCAGATACGCCCCCAGCACTTCCTGCTGGTAGAACTTCTCGTCGTAGCTGTCTCTCAGCCGCTCGTAGAAATCCCCTATCTTCTCCAGCAGGTGCCGGTTCTCGAATGGCGCCGCCTGCACCGCCGCATACCCGTTCACCTTGTCCGATATGAACTTCCGGTATACCCAGTCGTAACCCTTCGGCGTCCATACCCCAAACCCGCACAACCGCGCCGCTTTCGGATCCCGCAGCCGGCCTTCCAGCCGCAGCCACGATTCTTCCTGCGTGTACGTCAACTCGTCCAGCCCGAACCATGCCAGGTTCGTCCCCCGCAGCCGCTCGAATTCGTCCACCGGCCGGAACAGGATCCTCGAACGCGTATCCAGCATGACGAACGTATTCTCAGCCTTGTTATGTTCGTACGGGATATCGTTGCTCTCCAGGATCTCGACCAACGCCGCCTGCGTCGCATCCCGTAACATCGGATAAGTCGGCGCGCCCAGAAGTCCAAGCCGTCCCGGATTCATGTAGCTCAGACGGATTGCCTCGTGACACAGTGCCTGGCTCTTTCCGCTGCCGATCGGCCCGGAGAAGCCTTTGAACCTGTTCTTCAACGCGTGAAACTTCTTCTGGGACGGTAACGGGTCGTAATTTATGTCTCGGCGCTTGGTTTCACCGGCTCGACCCATGTAACCTTGATCTCCTTTGTCTCTCCGCCTTCGAGGTCCTTTTCCAACTGCACTAACTTCAAATAGTCCGCCAGCGAAGGTTTGAACTCCTCCGTCTTTAACTTCTCCTCCATGTTTGCGATCACTTTCGCGAGGATTCTGCCCACCCGGAACTTGTTCTTTACTTCTGACCAGTGCTCGCATTCCTGACAGGATTTGTGAGCCTTTTCTTGTTTTATGGCCTTGCGCACAGTGTGCTCCTCAAAATAAAAAAGGCTTCGCGAAATCGCGAAGCCAAACAACCCTTCCCTGACTCGACAATAACACCAGGGGTATCGCCGCTAACTTGGAGAATTTTTGTAACTGATTGATAATACAGTAAATATAATGGCAATAATATACTTACCTGACAGCTTATGTTAAGCTCAAGAAAGCGAAGGGGCGACCCGAAGGCCGCCCCGAAAGATTACGCGGGGCTGCGTTCCGCCGCAATTTAAGATTAACACGGTGGGGGGCTAATGCAATCCGCGAGGTGGTTGGCATTTTTGGGCAGCAGAGATCGAAGAATTCTGATGACGGTATACGTCTTCTGTGATGAAAGCGGGAAATTCAAAGATCATGCCGTAGTATCGTTCGGAGCGGTCGCCGCGGGATTGAAGCGTCTGGACGACTTCGAGACTGCCTGGAAGTACTGCCTTCGTGAGGCCGGCCTATCGTACTTGACGATGAAGGAGGCACTCAATTGTCAAAGACCCTTGAGCGAAAAGAACCCAGCCCAAGGTGAGGGAAATAGGGTCGCGGCCATTCTACCATTCGTTGATTGCCTAAAGAGGAACCTCGGGTTGCTTACAGGCTTCGCTATTGACGTCCACGCTTTCCATTCAATTTCTTCGGCGGCGCAGAAGCACCTCGGGAAGAATCCGCAGTATGCGGCGTTTGCCCGCGTCGTACAGGAAACGATGAAAGAAGAGGTTTCCGAGGGCGGTGAACTTTGCATCATCTGCGATGACGAGGAAGAGGTGGCCTTGGGAGTTTACAAACTCTATCGTAAGCTGAAACTCTACTACCCGGTCGCACGAAAGAGAATTGTGAGTCTTTCATTGGCTGACGATGAAGTGTTTTATCCACTCCAGGGTGCCGATCTGGTGGCGTCTCTCCTTCGCCTTGAAGCCCGTCGAATTTTCCTTGGCGAAGACTACTACTGTCGCGCGCTGTACGAACGGCTGATTACTAAACTGGAGATCGCTCCACAGGCGACTGTGACGATTGGACTGTTTAACCGGGACAAACTCGCTGGGCTCTCGAAGAGCTTTATCGAGTTTGAGCAACAGTACGGAAAATACGGCGTGGCCTCGTTGGTCGAAGAGAAGCACAATCCTTCAGGCCGTCCGGTACAATGATAGGCGACATGAAGCCCCACCCGGAAATGATCGAAGGCCCGGAAGCCTGGGACCGCTTCCAGAAGGCGATGAAGCGCGTTGTGGCCGTGCCCCACGCGGAGATTCAGAAGCGCATCGAAGCGCACCGGCAAGAGGCCGCGCGGAATCCGAACCGGCGCGGGCCGAAGAAGCGTAAATTGGGGTAGTGGGGGACAAGAGAAACAATGAGCGAACAGCAGGATGTTTTCGAGGTATGGGAACTCGCGACGTTGAGTTTCAAATGCTCCCACTGTGGCACCGTCATCATGTTTGATATGGCGACGAAGGACACGCATGGGCTACCAAAACGATGCTCCACTTGCAATGAATCCCTCGGCGCAGGAGCCCAGGCATTCTACGATTACCGTACGTTCTACAATAAGGCCACCGAATCAGGCGTCACTATGAAGCTGCACGCTAAGAAGCCGTTGGTCCCGCACTCCTGAACGATTGGCCCGTGGTAGCTTTCCGTCCCGTCACTTGGCTCCTAATACCTGCCCCGCTGCCATAGCGCGCACCTTTTCGTACGCCTCTTGCCCCCACGGTGGGAGAAGCGCCTGAATGGATGGGGTTTGCTTCGCCCGCCACTTCTCCCAGTTCCGCTGGTCGCGCTTCTTATTCCCGGTAGGGCTGGGCATTGTGGCGTAAGCGTTTGCGACGGGAAAGTCGGGGTAGTGCCCTAGATCTGTTCCGCTAAGTCTATCCTCCTCCTGAATCTGATTGTTCCGCCGCATAGCTTCGGCTTGCTGGCGGAGCAGTTCCGTTTGTTGCTGCAT